AGTATTGCGAGCCTCATCGACAGCTTCATCCCCCATCAAGGAAAACGCTTTTGCTAATTGCCGAAGTTCGCGCTGGGTGTATGCGCTGAATCCGCTATCTGCCACCATTCCGCTCCTTCAGTATTTCAATCGCCGTTAGGACTTGGTCAATGTCAGTCCATTCGCTCATCGGTATTCCGGTTGCTATCGCGATTTCAACGATAAGACGATTTATGCTTCCGGACTCGTAGCTTTTGGGCTTTCATCTCCAATCGTCATTTCTTCGACCGACAACTCCCAGATTTCCTGAGACTTAGTCGGCTTTCCTGCCGCTTCGCGCTTGTAAGCGAAGTAAGCCAAGTCGAGGAAATCCGCTTGCTGATAAGCCGAAATATCCTTCATTGAATAAATCGATTTGCCAGTCTTACGTTCCCACTTGGCCCATTCTGGTAGGCCAGCGGTGTAAGTGACTTCCTCGCCGTGACTATATTTGATTGTAATTTGTAATTTCATTGCTCCCGATGCTCCGATCTATTAGCTGAAAGATTCTGAAGGCTGTCCGACGACAGTCAGAGTCCAAGTGTCGGTGAGTGCTCCGGGAGCGGCTCCACCTGCGCTTGGGAAGATTGGTAAAACTTGGAATGAGAAGGTAGCACCTGAAGCCGCTGTGAAAGATACAGCAACAGTCGTATTAGGTGCGGTCTCAGCATTTGCCCACATTGACTCGAACAATGATCCATAAGCAGGGTTTGCGCCCCAGTCTTGAAGAAGTTCGATTGTGAATGTCCATTGCTTATCAACAGACTTATATGCGCGACCATCAAGAGTCTGATAGGTCTCGATAATTGTCTCAGCTGAAAGGGTTGCTGAGGTTGTTTGAGCGTCATATGGCTTCGTATCAAGTGTGAAGGTCACATCGCGCCCTGTGATAATTGTTGTGCTCATTGGGTCTCCTATGCGGTTTGCTCGTAGCGGACGCTCAAGCGGATATCGGAAACGAGCAAAGTAGTCGTTCCCACTTCAGTCACAGTCGGTCTTTCGACGACTGATAACTCATACTTGGAAGCGTTGAGCTTGCCAAGAATACCTAGTGTTAGTTGCTCCAAGTTATCAAGAGCGGCTGGGTTGCTGAAATAGGCAACGCAAGCTGTGATTGTGTAATTCAATTTGACTCGGGTTGTTACTTTGCCTAAAACTTCCAATTCCATATAAGGAGAATCCGGAACTATGACAATAGCTGGGACGATGGGTGTCTCGGGAACGGAATCATAAACGTTGGCACTTAGAGTTGAAAGTGCTGTCTTGATTGCGCCTCGAACGTCGGTCGAGATTGGCATTAGCCCACCATCGCATCGACGTCAAGATAAGGGCCAAGAAGACCAGTTACTTTTGCGAGAAGATTCTTAGATAAGCGGTAAGGTGTTACTGCGAAGTCGATTCCTTCGATGGATCCGCCAGAGGCTGTGCGAGCTTGAAAGATTTCGACAGAGATAGCCAATACCGCAGATTCGACGTTAGGGTTTCCGACATAGGTTGAGAGGCCAGAGAGAGCAGAGTTTCCTGCTGGGATAATGTTCTTTTCCAGTATGTCAGCATTTGTGATTGCGGCGGTAAATACATAGTCGGTGATTTCGTCGTCGGTTACTGTGTGAGTTCCGTTGAATGGCGAACCGCATCCAGTAATGACGACGGATTGGCCTTGAGTAAATTCGTGAATAGTCGCAGTTACAAAATATGCGACATTGTCCTCTAATTTGACTTTGTTTATTTTGCTTTGAAAAGTGACAAGCATTGGGAGAATCAAGTTCTCCGAAGTGTCGATAATGTCGTCAAGGTAAGCATCTGAATAAAGGGATGACGAGACGCCAAGAATGGTTCGTAGCTCTGTGGCCGTGACTATTGTTGGCATCTCGCCTTCCTTTCGATCTAGGGGTCTAAGCCAGCTCGGGAGCGGACTGGCTCAGACTATTGAGTATTACTAAGCGACCATCCACTTGTAGGCACCAGCGGCGACCTTTGTCGCGAGTGCGCCGTAGCCGTAGTAAGCCACTTCGATTTGGCCATTGAGAGCGACGTTTGTCTGAAGACGGAAACGTGAGGACTCGTACCAAGTGTATGAATCTGGGTTGATGATGATGATTGAGTTATCACCAGTTGGAGCCGCTGTTGCGAGGTTACGAGCAACGCGTAGGTTCAAACCTAATACGTTTCCGCGAACTGCGCCACCGGATAGATTTCCACCTTGGTTAGATGGGCCGATGAGGTTCTGATAAATTGGACGGCCAGCATCAGCGAGGTTCATAATGTTTCCCCATTGTTCTGGGCTAACGAGGATGTTTGTTGCGGTTCCAAGGGTTCCCTTATAAACCGAAACTGAAGCATCGGATACGAAATCCAAGAATCCAGCCGCGTCAAGTGTGCGGTTTCCGCCATCAGTTCCACCAGCAACGAGGCCAGCGATAACTGCGACGTCCGTCGCCTTTGCGTATGCGTATTCCATTTGACGAACGAGTTCGTCAAAAAACGCAGGTGAGGAACGATCAAGAAGCTCTACGGAGAAAGTCTGGCCTCCAGCGTACTTCTTTACAGAGACAGAGAGGAACTCATTTGTCATTCCTGTCTCATCGATTGCGGCGGCTTCTGCTTCTTCGCCGACTGTTGGAACTGCTGTGAGCTTAGGAATTTCGAAGCTCATACCGGCATCTGGTAGGACGCCGCTTGAAACTGAATCAACCGCTGGGCGATCAGCATTTGAAAGTGGGTTGATGATTTCGGTTAGTTGGCGAGTAGGAATCAAGCCAGCATTGTTTGAAGTTGTGTCGTCTGCCGCCATAACGTACTGGCGAGCGACGTCATCTCCGAGCTTTGCGCGAACGCTGTTCTCGAGATATTTAGCCTTTGTGAATTCAAGGCGTGGCGTGGTATAGAAAGCTGGGCGTGATGCCGCAACTGTCTCGACCTTAGCAGCTTCTACCGCTTCTTCGACGGCAGGAACTGGAGCGGTAGTGTCTGACACTTGGTCTCCTTCGGTTGGTTTGTCTGCGTCAGCGGTTGCCGGAGCAGAATCTTCTTTAGTTGCTTCATTCTCTGAAGCGGCAATAACTTCAGCGACTCTTGCTGAATCGATTGCTGGATCTGTGACAAGGCTGACCTCGTCGAGTGTTGCCGATGTAATGTTCATAACGCCTTTTACATTAGTCCATTCATTTATTTGCGCACCGACACTAAAGCCATCGCGTAATCCAGTTGCGGCCTCTTCCAAAGCATCATCCGCCGCAAAAGTTTTAGCTAAAACGAACCGCGCCGTGATTCCTGAATCAGTCACTTCGTACTCGGCGAGGCGTCCTATCGGTCTTGTTCTGTCGTGCTCAAGCAATAATTTTACATTCTTCATTTCGATTGAATTATTAGCGAACACAGTTGGGCCGACTGAAGTGTTGCCCTGTTCGTTCCAAGTCACAATAGTTCCGCTGATTGTGCGCTTTACTGTGTCAGCGGCGGTGACAGTCATTGGCATACTAATTTTCATTAGGTATCAGGTCTTCCTCTCGTTGAATCTGTTCGACGCTCATCGCACCGATGCGGTTTAGGATTTCATAAACCTGAGCGCGTTCTAACGCGTTACCGCGAAGGAAATCGTCAAGTGCGAATCGAGTCATTACTGGATTCGGTACGAAGTCCGGTAATGAAAGTCTTTCTTCAATCGCTTTCAAAATTGGGCGCAGAGAGAAATCAACAAGTGATCGCCGTTCAGAAACAGCATTGGAATAAGTCATAGAAGTCGTCTCTGCGCTCAAGAAGTAAGCTGGGATTCCGCAAGCGCGAGCCAATTCGAGGGCGACGTATTGTCTAGCCTCTGCGAGCTGAAGCGACTTAGGATCGAAACCAAACTCTTTCAAATCAACGTCAGCATTGAGAAAAGCAGTTGAGCGGGTTTGACGAGCAGTCTTCCAAGCAGATAGAAGTGAAGAAACTCTTTCGGCGGTTAGGTTTGTGCCATTAGATTTCAAAATCATTGAAGGGGCTGGCTCTTTTGCGTAATTGACAGCCGCGTTTTCTAGAAACACCGCCGCGGTAATTGTTTTACCAGCTCTGTGAAGTAATCCTTCATCTGGGCCATCAAAGCGAATGATTGAGCCGACTCCATTGATAGGAACCGGAGAACCATCAACTCGATAGCCGGTGATTTCGGTATTGTTGGAATTAGTATCGACTGTGACGCGGTCTGGACTTACGCGAGTCCAAGCTCTAACGCGACCGCCGTCAGTTGATGAATACATATCAAGAACTTGGCCGTAACCGACACCATAAAGCCAAATATCTTCAGCAAGCCAGTTATAGATAACAAATCCAGCTACGCGAGGGTCAGGCTGATTGATAACGCGGTGAGGATCGACATATTGACCGGTGATGCGGTTGAAAGTTGTGAGAGGTAATGAGCCGATAGTTCCGCAGATAATATTTCTAGCGCGAGCGACGGAAGGAACGCTCATCGCAAGAGCTCTTGTCGTATTTGTGGCTCCGCCGAGGATATTGTAAATCTGATCCTGAATCTGAACCGGAGTTAGCGCGGCAGTTACATCAACTGTTTTCGCCGCTTTTACTTCTGGAAAGAAGAAATCTCTAAATGCGCCCATTTGACTAATATTGTAAGGCGAGTGTGTTACATAATCACAATATCGACGCCATCATTGGACTTAGTGGCGAAGTGAGTCGCCATCGCCGAAGCAATAGCTCCACAGATGACCGCGTTACTAACTTTTCGACCCATTACCCAACCGCCATCACCGAATGGTAGTTTGACGGCGGAGAGGCATTGTTTGGTCAGCTCGTCCTGTCCCGAGTGGGCTAACCGCTGAGATGAAATAGCACCTAGGAGTTCGTCACAGCTTTGCGCGTAATCTAGACCATCGATGGGCTCAGTCCTAATTCCAGCCGGAGCCAATCTAGCCGCGACCGCTGACGCTGTTCGGGCTGAGTAAGCCACAAGTTGGACTGGGTACTTTCTGAACCATTCGGCTAGGTCGTTAGCCAAGGCTTTATCGTCCAAGTTCTGAGGATTGTGCCAAGTCTGAAGAAGGATGACTTGGAATTGGTCGCCCTCAAGTTTCTGGCTGGCAACTAGCGCGGCTTGTTTGCGGTCAGGGCTGAGATCGATAGCGAGCCAAGTATCGGCCTCAGGGTTGAGTCGAAGTCCCTCAACTTTACAAGCGTCCCATTGGGAGGCATTGATAACGGGATTTATTGTGTCCACCCACTGGGTCAATACCTCCGTGCGGACAATGTCTTCAGGGTCATTTAGTA